CGTACCCGCCAGCGGGGTTGAAGCGGGAGGCAACTGGGAGATCTTCAGGTCAGGCATGATGGCCCCTTAAACGTAGATTTGACTTCCGTTTTCTTGCAGCAGCAAAGAGCCGTCTTCTTGTGCAAGATAGAAGAATTGGGAAATCAGGATTTTGAACCCGTCTTCTTGAAGCAGCGCGGAGCCGTCTTCTTGAAGCAAGATCCCCACAGTCGGCACGGGCGTACCCGCCGCACCACCCGAAGTGATGTAAGCGGGTAGAGAGAAGCCGAAGTTCAGCGACATTAGAAAATCGCCACAATGCTCGTGCAGTCAGTGCCCGTAGCCCACACACGCCGTGCTTGGACAGGCAACACCGTACCGGCAATCAGCCCCGTGAAGGTGACATCACTGCCTTGTGCAGTGGTGATCTTGACCGAACCCGTAGACCCCGAATTGCCGATATACAGCACCGCAGGCGTCGAAAGATCTTGCGTGTCACTGGGCGTGACCGCAACCGCATCCCCGGGAAACATGGGGAAGGTGGGGGAGTACTGAGTCTTGGACATACGGGGCTCCTGCCCTGCCCCGTCAAGAGGCAGGGCTCACGGGATCAGTTCTCGAACGTGGTCGGGTTCTGCGAACCGTCCGGAGCACGCTGGATGTACGTGATCAGCAGCGAACCGGCGCCCGCGTTCAACGTTGCGGAGGTGTACGTGATGGTCGCATCCGTAGAGCCCACATTGCTGAACAGCGCCGCCTGAGCGCCAGAAGCAGGCGTGATTGACAGATTGCCTGCCGTGCCCGTCGTGATGGTCAGTTGGCCAATCTGCGTGCCGCCGAGCAGAACCGTGAAGGTGCCAGACGAACCAGAAGTGAACGTCGTGGACTGCTGCAGCGTGATGCTGACGATCTGCGAACCGGCGGGGAGGATGCACGCCACCGAAGCAGCGGCATCCGCGGAGGTGACCGCAGCCGATTGACCGAGAACCGCAAGGCCGGTATTGCGCCCCGGGTTGTAGCGTTGGGTGCCCGCGCGGAGCGGACCAGAGAAAGTCGAGAAGCTCATGGTTTTCCTCAATCTGCACCCGCCGTCCTTGAGGGAGGTCTGCCGAGTCAGTCGGCGGGCTGTGATGGTTCTCGGTCTAGGCGAAGCCTAGCACACCGGGGTTGCGGGGTCAAGGTCCACATACGCAAACAACCATCCCGCAAGTTTCCCCTTTGCAATCGGCTTCTGGGCCTTCATGGACCGCACCAGCATAGGGTATGCAACCCCTAGTTCTTTCCCCGCAGCAGAGACGCCTACAAAGTCCCGGCGTGTGCCGTCCGGGAGGACCACGTAGATCGGACGACGCATCTTGTCCTTGGCTTGTTCGGTGTGCTTCTTGCCCAGAAAGTTCTGGTTCCCCAAAGTACGCTGGCGGATGGCTTCGCGCTCTGCTTCCGTTCGTTTGTGACCGAGAGCGTTCTGATTGCCCTTCAGAGACTCCGACATCTTTTTGCGGGTCTCATCTGAAGGAATGAACGCACCGCCCCGGCCTTCGGCTACGGCTTGCTGAACCTTTGCGCTGATCTTGGCCTTGGTTTCTTCAGTATGCGTCTTTCCTACACGCGGGTGGTTGAAGTAGTCTTGCGCGTAGAAGTCTTTGAGGGTGGCGGAGATTTGTTGCCGCTGCTCTTCTGATACGGGCCTACCGAAGTTTGGATGTAGAGCGCCAAAGCGCCCTCGCATTGGCGCTTCTGGCGTTGCCCCTGCGTTGTAACAATGCGCTTTCCCAAAATGCTCCGAAAGCCATCGCCCTTCTGCTTGCCACAAAAGCGCGGCGTCCTCTACAGATTCAACAATCTCAAACTTGAAACAGTCCTCTCCGTACTTGTTCCAAGACGCTTGAAGATGCGGCGAGTGGTGTTTACCGCTTCTAAGCAGTTTTCGATGGTTACGAAAGCGTTCGCGGGTATCGGTTGTACTTCCAACATAGAACTTGTTGTTGAAGACGTTGCGGATCTTATAAATAACCGGCTGCTTCATGCTTGCTCCGTTACAAGGTTTAAGAGCAATCAGTATAAGGCCAAACACACGCTGTGTCAACAGCGGCAAAGAAAAAGGGCCCCGTAGGGCCCTTTGCAAGCGTAAGTGCTTGATTTTGTTGGGTTATGCGCCCGGCGAGCCGTACGCGCCCAAACTGTCCGACACTCCGAAGCTGTACCTCTCTCTCGCCTTAAACCGGCTGTTGCCGGTGTCGAAGTCAGCGTCCATGCTGGTTGCCAGGGGCACCCGCACGAAGTGCTTCAGACCGTTCGGAACGTCCGTCGTCAGGAACCAAGCGTTGGTGTCCGTCAACCAGTGGTTGATGGTGTAGCCCTCGGGGACGCTGCCGTTGTTCTTCAGGGCGTTGATGTCGTTGTCGGTGGTGCCAACACGGAGGTTGGTCTCCAACAGACGAGTGGCAACGAACTGGAGCGCCGGGGGCACGATCAGCTTGCGGGGCTTGGCAGCGATCAGCAGACCACGCTCGTCCGTCCAACCAGCGATCTGGATCACAGCCGCTTCGAGGGACGTTTCGTTCAGGTCTGCAGCCGTCGCGGGACGGTTGCTGTTGGTACCACCAGACACCAGCGGGTGAGCGGTGCTGAACAGGGCCTGCCCGTCGCCGTAGGTCACGGCGGCATTGAAGCCGTTGTTCAGGATGGCAGCGGCCTTGACCTGCTTGGTGTAGGCCATTGCCCGGGCGAGGGCCTTGGTATACCGCGCCGACAGACTGTCGTACAGGTTGTCTTCCATCGCCTCTTCGGTGATGGAGAAACCCATAGCGATGGTCTCGTGGTTGTAACGAGCGGTCCAGGCTTCCTGCGCGTTGTCGTAGGAGATGGCTTGGCCTTCGTTCTTCACCGGAGCGGCGCTGAAGCCGGAGAGCTTGGTCTCCTCTTCAAACGAGCGGTCGGAGGTCTCCGTTTCGTAGATCTCCTTGTGCTCTTCGCCGTAGCGCTTGTACTCCAGACCGAACAGGGCGTTCAGACCGGGGAGAAGCTCCTTGAGGAGTTGCGCACGAGAAATTGCCATGATTCAGTCTCCTCAGATCGCCACAGCGACTTGGTAGGCGTGGTAGCCGAAGTTCCACTTCAGCAGCACTTCCGGGTAGCCGACGAAGGTCAGCGTCACGGTGCCCGATGCGGTGGCGTTGGCCGAAAGGGTGACCGAGGTGCCCGAGACCGCAGCCACCACCGTGCCTGCCGCGATGCCGGTGCCCGTCACGAGCATGCCCGTGCGAACATCAGCGTTGGCAGCAGCCAGGGTGACCGCCGTGCTGGCGTTGGTCGTGGTGCCCGTGGACTGCGTCGTCAGCTTGGTGTCTTCCACCAGTTGAACGATGCGGAACGGGGTCGTGGTCAGCAGGCGAGCGTTGCCCGAGCCGCCCATCACGCCGACGTTGGAGTTGCCCGCCGTGTTGGCGTTCACACCCGTGTTGGCGGTGTTGGTCGCCATCGTGGACACGTTCGTGCCCAGCGACAGAGCGCTAACCGCGCCGGCAGTGATGGTCGAGCCGCTGCTGTAGCTGATGACCGCCGCCTTCATGATGACGTCGGGGTCATCGCAGACGTAGGCCACAGCGTCCGGGGCAACGGTGCCGTTGGCCCAGTACTGAGAGCGGATCTTGCCGTAGATCGGGCCACCAGCAGGGCTGTACTCACAGCCCAGGAAGATGCCGAGCGTGCCGCCCGTCTCCGCCGCAGCCGTGTTGTACGCCAGACCAGAGGTGATCAGCGTGCCGGTGTTGGTGAACTTCACCGGGTCACCGAAGAAAAGACCGCCGCCAGACACACCAGTGGTGTAGCCAGAGGCAATCGGGATCATCCGCGTCGAACCGGCGAACGGTTGCCCGCCGATCAGGTTCTGCGGAATCAGGCCGTAAGGCCGATCAACAGAGGGGTAGGACATGTGTCACTCCTGAATCATTGACCGCGTCCGAACGACACTTCGGAACGACGCTGTTTGAACAGCGGCATCCGGGGATCGTTCTCGCGCATGAAGGTGTTGTCCACAGACTCCATCTGCCCCGTCGCCTGACCGAGGTAGAAGGCATTCCGTTGATCAACGAGTTCTTTGGGGGTTCGGCAAAGCAGCAGGCCACCAACCTCTACGCTGCCAGGAAGACGAGGCTTGTCGTCACACTGGTGGGCGTATTCAGGATAATCTGCAACCTTGACAGGTTCCCAGCCTTCGCGGATCTTGGAAGAGATGTTCCTCGGGTCGGCGGTACCCAAGGTGCTGACACGGACCCAGCGGTACGCGTAGTTGGGGTCCTTGGGGGGATCCGGCAACAGTTCAGCAGGCATCCACGTCTTGGGACGCTCCGCCTTGGCGCGAGTCTCAAACTCGCGGGGGATCCGTGGGGTCTCAGGCATTCTCATTCCTCGTCAGTTCCGCAACAGCTTGTGCGTATTGTTGGGGGGTGAGCCCAAGTCGCTTGGCAGTGGACAGTTGACTCTGCGTCAGCACGACTTTTTTGGCCGACGTTGCCCTGCTCGATGGCGCTACAACCGTAGCGGGTTTTCTGGTCGGGGTCTCCGACCTGTCCACGGGGGACTC